TGAGTTTTTTGACTTGGACGCTTTGCTACGGACTAAGGCGTCAATGCCAGCGTTTCAGTGGAATGCTCAGTACCAGCAAGAACCGACAGCGGAAGAAGCGTCGATAGTTAAACGTGAGTGGTGGCAATCATGGGGAGGAGAAGTTCCTCCGTCTTGCGAATACATTATCATGTCGCTAGATGCGGCGGCAGAAAAGCATAACCGTGCGGACTTTACAGCGTTAACAACGTGGGGTGTCTTCCTAAACGAAGAGACCGAGGCGTATAATATAATACTGCTAAACAGTATTAAGCAGCGTTTGGAGTTTCCTGAACTTAAAGACTTAGCGATGGAAGAGTATCAGGAGTGGGATCCAGATGCGTTTATCGTGGAGAAGAAAAGTGCAGGTACTGCGCTATATCAGGAAATGCGGCGGATGGGGTTACCGGTATCGGAATACACACCGCATCGAGGCTCGGGAGATAAGTTAGCCCGATTAAACTCTGTTTCAGACATTGTAGCGTCCGGTTTAGTTTGGGTACCACAAACAAGATGGGCTGAAGAAGTCATCGAAGAGATTGCTGGATTTCCATTTATGAGCCATGATGACTTGGTGGATTCTACCGTCATGGCGTTGATGCGTTTCAGACAGGGTGGGTTTATTCGTTTGCCGACTGATGAACCTGACGAACAAAGATATTTTAGACAACGCCGTGGTGGTTACTATTAAGAGGCTAAGTTATGGCGATTGAGAAAGGTTTGTATGCGGCTCCCGATGGTCTTACCGAAGGGATGGACGTAGAACTTGAAGGGACTGATCCCGCAGAGTTGGAGATTGAAGTTGTCAACCCAGAGATGGTCACACTGGACGATGGAAGTGTCGAGATTACGATTATTCCTGACGCTAACGTCACTGATCTTATGGATTTCAATGTTAATCTTGCTGAAGTCCTTGATGAAGATGTATTACAAAATCTCGCCAGCGAAGTGCTTGGACTGGTTGAAGCGGACATTGACAGTCGCAAAGACTGGGCTGATACATTTGTCAAAGGACTTGAGGTTCTAGGGTTTAAGTATGAAGAGCGTACTGATCCTTGGGAAGGTGCGTGTGGTGTCTATTCTAACGTCCTAGCTGAAGCTGCAATTCGTTTCCAAGCGGAAACAATGTCTGAAACTTTCCCCGCCGCTGGCCCTGTCAAAGTAAAAATATTAGGCGAAGAAAACCAAATTAAGGTCGAAGCCGCAGAGCGTGTTCGTGCAGATATGAACTACGAACTGACTGAGCGAATGGTTGAGTATCGGTCAGAGCATGAGCGGATGTTGTATAGCCTTGGCTTGGCTGGTTCCGCATTTAAGAAAGTCTATTACGACCCAAACATTGGTCGGCAGATTGCTGTATACATCCCCGCTGAAGATGTTGTTGTGCCTTACGGCGCGAGTCATATCGAAACCGCAGAGCGTGTTACGCACATCATGCGAAAAACCAAGAACGACCTGAAGAAGCTGCAAGCCAGCGGATTCTATCGAGAAGTTGATCTTGGTGAGCCACAGCCCTACCACAGTGACATTGAGAAGCAGAAGGCGGAAGACAGCGGTGTCTCGCTAACTGACGATGATCGTTATGCAGTTTACGAAATCCATGCGGACATGATCATTGATGATATCGACGATGATGAGATTGCCAAGCCTTATGTCATTACGATTGAGCGAGGCACAGGCGAAGTCTTGTCGATCCGACGTAACTGGAACGAAATGGACCCGCTGCATCTGAAGCGTCAGCATTTCGTGCACTACGTTTATGTACCCGGATTTGGTTTTTACGGACTTGGCTTGATCCACATCATTGGTGGTTACGCTAAGGCAGGTACTTCTCTCATCCGTCAGCTAGTTGATGCCGGTACGCTATCTAATCTTCCGGGTGGTTTGAAGGCGCGTGGTCTTAGGATCAAGGGTGATGACACACCGATTGAGCCGGGAGAGTGGAAGGACGTTGATGTACCGTCTGGTTCGATCCGCGACAACATCATGCCGTTGCCATACAAAGAGCCAAGCCAAACGCTACTTGCTCTGTTGAACCAGATTACTACGGAAGGCCGTAGGCTTGGTGCTATCAGCGATATGAACATCTCTGATATGTCGGCCAATGCGCCAGTAGGTACCACACTAGCTCTGTTAGAAAGAACGTTGAAGCCTATGGCTGCGGTACAGGCCCGTGTTCACTACGCGATGAAGCAAGAGTTTAAGATGCTCAAGATCATCATGTCGGAATACGCGCCAGCCGAGTATGGCTACGAGCCGATACGTGGTGCGGTCACCGCTAAGAAAGACGATTACATGATGGTGGACGTGATCCCCGTCAGTGATCCAAACAGTTCGACAATGGCGCAGCGGGTTGTCCAGTACCAAGCGGTGCTGCAGATGGCTCAGTCTGCCCCACAGATATACGACTTACCGCAGTTACACCGACAGATGATTGAGGTGTTAGGCGTTAAGAACGCAGAAAAACTCGTGCCGATGGAGGACGACCTGAAACCAACAGACCCAGTAAGCGAAAATATGGATGCGCTGACTGGTAAGCCGTTGAAGGCGTTCATGTATCAGGACCACGACGCTCACATAGCGACTCATCAGTCGTTTATGCAAGACCCACAGGTCGCTCAGATGATTGGGCAGAACCCGCAAGCTGGCGCAATTATGGCAGCATTGCAGGCGCACTTAGCAGAACATACGGCGTTTAAATACCGTAAGCAGATGGAGGAGAAGATCGGCGCACCACTGCCACCTCCCAACGAGCAATTACCAGAAGACATCGAAGTTACCCTCGCACAGGTTATGGCAAAAGCGGGTACTCAGTTGTCTCAGGCAAACCAGCAACAAGCCGCACAAGCCGCTGCCCAACAGCAGATGCAAGATCCGACTTTCCAGTTGCAGCAACAAGAGTTGGCAATCAAGCAGGCCGAAGTTCAGCGCAAGTCCCAGAAAGATCAGGTAGACGCGCAGTTACGCATGGCCGAGCAGGAAAGAAAGACGCAGAAGGATGCGGTAGACGCTGCGATAGACGCGCAGCAGCTTAAGTTAGAGCGTCAGGAACTAGAACTCGAAGCGGAGAAGGATGGTATGAAACTCGCTGTCGATACTAGGGACAAGGACGACAAGATTGGTGTTGAGCTTGCCAAGATTCTTGAAGGAAGAAACCGAGGTAACTAGTGGCTAAAACCGTCTTTGACGTGCTGAAAGATAAAATCGAGGAGGATCGCTCCTCTGCAGTGGATTTTCTTGCATCGGGTGGAGCTAAAGACTTCGCTCAGTACAAGGAAGCAACAGGCTTGATTCGAGGTCTAGAGACCTGTTTGTCCCATATTAACGACCTTGCCCGAAACTTTATGGAAGATGACGATGAGTGAAGCTGTCGCTGAAGTTGAATTAACCCAAGAGGATATCGAAAACCAACTCCCTGTGCCGGTAGGCTACCGAGTTCTAGTTGCATTACCCCAAGTCGAAGAGACGTTTGGGGAATCTGGACTCGTTAAATCTGCTACTACCATTAACCAAGAACACGTTATGTCGATTATTGGACTCGTGTTAGATATGGGCGACCAAGCCTATTCTGATGAAGACCGATTCCCGACTGGTCCGTGGTGCAAACAAGGTGATTACGTCATGTTTCGTGCCAATACGGGCACTAGGTTCAAAGTTAATGGTGTAGAGTATCGTTTGATGAACGATGATTCTATTGAAGCTATTGTAGCGGACCCACGCGGTATTACACGCGCATAAGGAGTAAAAAAATGCCTTTTCAGAAAGTAGAATTTGAGTTTCCTGACGAGCAAGAGGAAAGCACCGAGATCGAGATTGAATCTTCTAGTGCTGAGACGTTGGGAGCAGAGAAAGAGGAAGTCTCTAATGAAGTCGAGTTAGAGGTTGTCGATGATGACATCCCTGCCAAGGACAAAGATGAGACTGGTCAGTTACGTAAGCCCGGAAAGCCCCCGGAAGATCTGACTGATGACGAGCTTGATGAATATTCAGATAAAGTTCAGAAGCGGATCAAAAGCCTTTCCCGAGGGTACCATGACGAACGAAGGGCCAAAGAAGCAGCTTTTCGAGAGCGTCAGGAGTATGAAAGACTGGCCCAGCAGCTTGTTGAAGAGAATAAGAACTTAAAAGGTACGGTTAGTAAGAACCAAGAACTTTTGCTTGAGCAAGCCAAACGCACTGCTAATGGGGAAATGATATTAGCCAAGCGTGCGTACAAACAAGCATATGAATCAGGTGATGCAGATAAGCTCGTAGAAGCGCAAGAAAAATTAACAAATGCGAAACTTAAAGCAGATCGGCTATCTAAACTCAAACCGGAGGGTTTACAGGGACAAGAAACTCCTGTAAAAACGGAGCCAGATACACAAAACTACGTTCCAGCACAAGAACCACCTCCTGTTACGGATGACCGTGCAAATGATTGGGCACGCTCCAATACTTGGTTTGGTGAAGATGATGAGATGACAAGTCTCGCGCTGGGATTGCATAACAAATTAGTCAAAGAGGGGGTAAATCCCCAATCTGACGAATACTACGAGACGATAGATTCTCGTATGCGACAAGTATTCCCCGATAGATTCGAGGATACCGAAGAGGAAGTTGTAACAACTAGAAAATCAGCGAATGTCGTTGCACCCGCTACGCGGAGCACAGCGCCTAAGAAAATTAGGCTAACCCAAACGCAAGTGGCAATCGCTAAGAGGTTGGGACTTACTCCTCAACAATACGCCGAACAGGTTGCAAAAGATATGAGGAAGGCAAATGGCTGAGAATCGACTAAACCGTGAACTAGACACGAGAGAAAAAACTGGCCGAAAGCAGGCTTGGAAGCGTCCTGAAGTATTACCTTCTCCAACACCGGAGGATGGTTATGCCTACAGATGGGTCCGAGTAAGCACTTTGGGAAATGTCGATCCAACCAATGTATCTTCTAAACTTCGTGAAGGTTGGGAACCGGTTAAAGCAACGGATCACCCCGAAATTACTCTAGTAAGTGTCGAGAATGAACGCTTCAAAGATAATATCGTGCAAGGTGGTTTGATGCTTTGTAAAGCTCCAGTAGAAATGGTCGAAGAACGTAATACTTATTACAATCAACAAGCCAAAAATCAAATGGACTCCGTGGATAACAACCTGATGCGAGAGAACGACCCTCGTATGCCGTTATTTAATGACCGCAGATCGAAGGTTACTTTTGGAAACGGAACTTAATTTTTGGAATTTAGGAGTCGATAATGGCTTATCCAACAGTTGACGGCCCTTACGGGCTTGTTCCGGTAAAACTGATTAGCGGTGTCCCTTACGTCGGTACTACTCGGCAATACTCTATTGCAAGTAACTACGGTACGAATATCTTCTATGGGGATGCTGTTAAACTCGTTACCGGAGGCACTGTCGAGCGTGATACGTTCGATGCTGCCATGACACCTATCGGTGTCTTCATGGGCTGTACTTTTACTGACCCAAATACGTCTCAGCTAACTTTCAAGCAGTATTATCCTGCCAGCACCGTAGCCTCAGATATTATGGCTTACGTGTGTGATGCTACGGATGTTCTGTTTAAGGCAGCTGTTGTTTCTTCAGGAACGACGATTGGCGATCTGGCGATTACCGATATCGGTGCTAACGTAGCTGGTGTGGATAACACCGGTAGCACTGTGACTGGTAATTCAAAAAGCGCCATCTCTGACACCTCTGCTACTACAAACACGCTGCCTTTCCGCATCGTTGCGTTGGTAGAGGAAACTAAGAACAGTTCTGGCGGTTATACCGAAGCGTATGTCAAGTGGAATGCTGGGCATCAGTTCGATAACACCACAGGCGTATAAGGAGAATAAGTAAATGGCTATTTCACGCGCTCAATTACTTAAAGAACTCCTTCCCGGCCTGAATGCGCTGTTTGGATTGGAGTATGCAAAGTACGGTGAAGAGCATGCAGAGATTTTTGAATCAGAATCTTCTGACCGCTCTTTTGAAGAAGAAACCAAGCTGTCTGGCTTCTCAGCAGCACCTGTTAAAAATGAAGGTGCCGCAATTGAGTATGACAATGCTCAAGAAGCATGGACCGCTCGCTATAACCACGAAACCATTGCGATGGGATTCTCTATAACTGAGGAAGCCATTGAAGATAACTTGTATGACTCATTGTCTGCACGTTATACGAAGGCATTGGCTCGTGCTATGGCGTATACCAAGCAGGTTAAAGCAGCCGCTATCCTGAACAACGCGTTTGATTCAGGTACGACCTATGGTGACGGAAAGGAGCTTTGTGCTACTGACCACCCATTGGTAAGCGGAGGCACTAACTCAAACGAACCCAGCACTGCTGCTGATCTTAACGAAACTTCTCTTGAAGCTGCCGTTATTCAGATCGCTGGCTGGACGGATGAGCGTGGCCTTTTGATTGCTGCCAAGCCTCGTAAGCTGGTTATCCCGCCCAACCTCCAATTCGTAGCGACTCGTTTGCTCGAAACGGAAGGTCGTGTTGGAACCGCTGACAACGACATCAACGCTCTGCGTAGCAATGGTGCGATTCCCGAAGGGTACACAGTTAACCACTATCTGACTGATACAGATGCGTGGTTCTTGTTAACTGACGTACCTAACGGCTTGAAGCACTTTGTACGTACGCCGATGTCTACGTCTATGGACGCGGATTTCGATACGGGCAACAGCCGGTATAAAGCTCGTGAGCGATATTCCTTCGGGGTCTCAGATCCTCTCGGAATCTTCGGTTCACCCGGAGCTTAAGTCTAGAGGGGGGCACTTGTTGCCCCCTTTGTTTTTCTATAATATCGATCTATCCCTGACAGTCGCATGGGGCGACTGACTTAGCCCAAGACAGGAGATACACATGGGTACTACCACCTTTTCTGGCCCGATTAAGGCTGGAACCATTAAAGATACCACGGGTTCTACAGTCGGAACTGACGTAACAAACGTAGGCTCTGTTGTTATGGCTCAGTCTGCTGTTATCGACATTGCTGGTGCAAGCAGTGCAGACCAAGTTGTTGCCACTATTCCGGCAAACTCTCAGATTGTTGATGCGATTCTGAACGTAACTACGGCTAATGACGATGGCACCGCTTCTACTGTAGTTGTTGGCACTTCCGGCGATCCAAATGCGTTTATTCCGTCTACTAGCGTACAGTCTGCCGGTACTACTCGTGGAACGCTGGATACCGAAGCCACGGACGTTGGCACTACTGACGTTCAGGTTTTAGCTGACTTTGCTGCTACTGATGGCGATGGTACTGCGGGTGTTGCGACTGTAACTATTCTGTACATCCAAAATAATAACCTCTCATAGGAGGTGAATCATGGCTGATGCAGTCACTTCGCAGACGTTAGTAGATGGACCCGCTCATGTAGTGATGAAGTTTACTAACGTATCTGATGGTACTGGAGAATCCGCAGTAACCAAAGTTGACGTTAGTGCCCTAGCTTCAGATCAGAACGGTAATGCCTGTACAGGAGTCCAGATTGAACGTATCTGGTGGCAGTGCATTGGCATG